TTATAAAAGTGCCGGTCGAATCTTTGACTTTGATGATCACGGAATCATTGACATCGATGTCCAACGTGGCAAGATTGAGATTTATGATTTCAAGAGAGCAATATCCTGCAACCGCTTGAGCGTAAATATCCGTGCGCCCCGAAGTAATAGTCAAATTTGAAAGCGTCACGTTTGTGACATCTCCCGCGCCATTGATTGAAATACTCCAATCCGGAGTCCATAGGCTCATGCGACGAGAGCTCCAGCCCCTAGCGTGCCGCGTGCCTGAGCTTGATTGAGGATATCAACAATCTGACGCGCTACTCCTTCGGGATCAATAGCACCTTGAACATTGAAAACGTTATTGATCAGATTTTGCGCGACTTGCTCTCTCGTTTGACCTTGAGCAAATTGAGCGGCGGCGAGGTTGGTCGCTTGAGTCCTCAAAACTTCGTTGAATCTGTCGAGTGTGTTGTTCATTTCGATGACTCTAAAAGTATTTTCTAACGAGAGTTTTTTAGCTTGCTCGCCGAGAGTATTTCCGACGGTGCTCTTTGGATTTCCAGCGGCGTCAAATTGAGCTCCAGCAAACTCGCTCAAATCTGGAATTTTTGGAATGTCTTTTATATTGTCCAACGCTGTCGCTGTTGGTAATTTGTCGTCTTGTTTTGACACTTGATTCGCAAGCAAGCCAAGAGTCGCCAATCCAGCCGCACCCGCAGCGATTCCGAGTGCCGGATTGAGAGCGAATGCAGCCGCGACGCCCGCCACGAATGCCGAAGCTTTGAGCGCATTGTAAGCGACGATAAGCGTGCGAATGGCAGCTACCGAAGCCGTCACCCATGAAACAATCGTCGAGGTAACAAATACAGCCGCGAGCACTTTGGCGGCAACAATGATTTCATCTTTAAAATTGATAATCGTTTTAATGAGCCCTTTAATTCTCTCGCCCCATGTGTATGCCGTCGAATTCGTGTTAATTAAAGATTTTTGAAGTCCGTTATTGCCAGTTAATCCAGCGATAAAAAGATTCAGATTTGGAACAACGGTGAGCAAAATATAATCGGCGAGCTTTTTAACAATAGGCAAGAGAGCCGCTCCGATTGCCTCTTTTGCTTCATCCGCTGCAATTTTGATTTGTTCAAATTTGAATTTTGCGGTTGTTGATTGTTCGGATTGAAAACCTCCAAAAGTCGTTTCAAGTGTTCCGATGATTTTGTTAAAATCTCCACTTTTAAGAGTTGCGGAATCAATACCAATCCCGAGCTTGCCAAGCGCGGTCGTTGATCCATCGTAAGCCTTGCCGATGGCATTGGTGACGGCTTCGAGCGGCTTGCCGGTTGCGGCTGCTATATCTTGAGAGATAATGAGCAATCTTTGAGCAGCTTCAACGTCATTCGTGCTCCGAATCAAACGAGATAAAGCCGGACGCAAAACGTCATCGGTTGTCGCGCTTGCGATGGATTGTTTTGTAATCCAGCCGCTTGTCATGGCGATCTGTTGCTCGGTTGCGGTAGTTGTTGCTCTTATCGTATCTTCGAGCTTTTTTTGAGATGCTTCATCTTCGGCTGCGGCTTTTACAAAATCTGCACCCATCGCCAACGCAGCAGCTCCAACGACAGCGAACGCAAGCGCGGCTTTTTTACCGAATGCCGTCGCTTGAGTCGCGAAGTCGCCCATGTCCTTCTCAGTATTTTTGAGCCCTTTTTGAAGATCGCCAAAGTCAGCGTCAAAGGTGATTTTTACTTTTGGAATGCCAGCCATTAGTCAAGCCTCTCTTTTTTGATAACGCTTTGAACCATGTCGATGTATTCCTTCGCAACGATTGGCGTGTAGTAATCAACCGCCGGAGCTATCCAATAACCCCGTCGAGATTTGGCGACTTTAAATCGGTTTGTGTATCGACGCCCAAGCGAATCAACGCCAGAGTGAGAGCCGTATTCCGTACCCCATAAAAGCGCACCCGCCGGAGCTGAGTTTTGTTTTGTAAGAGTGCCTCGAGAATTTTTGACGCCGCCATATTTGCGACCTACTTTGGTCGATCCGCCGACATCGACGCGAATGAGACGATCGCGTGGAGTCTTGATCGCTTTTGCATTTGCCAAAAGTCTCGTTTGTGGAGATGGTGCAGCCATCGCGCTCATCATAAGTTGTCCGGCTAGACGTTGAGACATTGGTTGGGCAGCGTCGCGGATTTCATTTTGAAAATCTTTCGGGAGCATGTTGAGAGTTCGGATCAGATTTTTGAGAGCAGCGGGCTCAACCTCTATTGCATAAACGCCCGCTTTACTTGCCACGCTGTCTCTCCAATATCTCCAAAGTTGTCAAGATGTCCTCAGCCGTTTGCCATTCGCTCCTCGGCAGCCCTGTCGCGATTGCGAGCTCCCAAAGGATTCGATTTACGCTTCCGGCTCGATAGCTTTTGGGTTGTCATCGCCTGTCGTAACGTCTGAAACGGTATCGATCCAGACTTCAAAAGGTTTGACCGGCTTACCCGCAAGCTCTCTTTTCATCGCTGAATATGCCAAGAAAAGCAAATCATTCATTCCGATTTTGTCTTGAGCTTGTTGGATGGTGTTGCCGGTTTTGACTTCCCATTTTGCCCACTCCGGCGGAGCTGCGACGTAGGTCGCAGACTCCCCCGAGTTGTATGAAATTGTGATTGATAGTTTCATTTTTGCTCCCGTCTTTGTTTGTTAGCTGAATGTCTCGGTTGGTGTTCCGATAACTGTAAAGGATAGCGATACCGTCTGCGCATCCGGTGACGCACCGCCGACGGATGGAAAGAGTGGAAACGCTGTGAACGCAAAAACCGCGCCGGTGATTGCAGTCAAAGAGATCGAAATTGGTGTATTTGGTGCAGTCTCAGCAGCTGTCCAAAGAGCCTCGCAAAGTGAATCGGCTGCGCCCCAATCTGCAAGCATCTCAACGTCAAAAGTCCATTGGGAATCGATATTTTTGTATGCCTTACCGTAAAGCGTGTTATATGTCTCGATGGTAGATTCTGCGCTGAGTGTCGCTGATGTAGCTTGCTCATCGTAATTTTTGGTCGCGATCGTCAAAGCGAGGTCGCGTCCGGTGATGACGGTCGTTGCCATTTGTGTCTCCTATGTTGTTTGGGTGTAGTACGTGGATATTTGAATCTCGCTCGCGAGCACGATCGCTCCGCTTGCAAGTTCCAACGGGATCGGCTGTGATACCGATCCAATTGTGTACCCCGCCGGCATAGCGGCGAGAACGCTGATCAAGAGCTTCTCGATGTTGTCGAGTCCTGATGGGTTGTCGTAATTTGTGACCGCGCACGTGAGCACCATATTGACGTGAAGTTTGACGACGGATTTGCCGATGAGCTGGATGTCAAAATATGGGTTGGATGGCACGACTGCCACGAATGGCACGCTCCCGCCGGTTGCGGGTACTGCGTCGTAAACGTTAGCAGCGACGCCGGAGAGTGCAGTCTTGAGAGCACCTCGGACATCGACGGCGATGGATGATGCGGTCATTGTGCAAGTGCCTCGACATCGAGCAATTCGCCAAGCAAGCCGATGCAGCGATTCAAGAGGCTGCGACCCATTTTGAACGGTGTCGGCTGAAAATCAACGCCCTCGATCTGCCCGCCGGCAGCTGTACGGGATTGGAATACTTCGATCGCTACGACATAGACGGCAGACTCGACGCGTGGCGATGAAGCATAAATCGCCGCCGCGGAATAACCGGAAAGGGTAGCCGTGCCAGCTGGAATCGAATTTCGATAGCTGACGTCTGCATTTGTAAGAGCTGCCGTGAATAAATACTCGTTTGGAGCTTCGACGACTGTGTGCGTCGCGGTGAACGGTGCGGGCAATCCGGTGACGACGATTGACTGACCTGTCACGAAATAGTTTGGTGTCTGCGTGTAAAACTTCGCAACGTTATCTTTGAGCTCGTAAGCCTTGATCGCGTTTGAGTTAGATACCAAAAGCGGCAAGAGCACGCCCTCGGCGGTGTTGATAATCTCCTCAAGATACGCGTCAGAGTAAAGGGATGAGCTCACGCCTAGAACCGTGCGAAGCTGTGAAGCTGTAATAATGCTAGGCATGAGCCCATCCTCTCTCTACTGCTCGACCGCCTTCGGGAGCGACGACGGTCGATGATTGGGTTTACTTGTTATTACGGAATGCGCCAGCGTTGATTTTGTTGGCGACTGCTCCGAATGAATAAACGCCGACGGTGATTGATCCGTCTGCGGTTGATTCTGCGCGAAGCTGATATGAAGTTCCTTCATACCATGTGTATGCAGATGGATCGACGATAATCATTGATCCGTCATCTGAGCCCGCTGGAGCTGAGAAGTCAGCGTAAAGGTCAAGCCCTGCGATGTTGCCGCGAAGTGATGTCGGTGAGACGTTTCCGGCTGCGTTTTGTGGTTGTGCTGCATTGTAAATTGGTCGCCCTGCGTCGTTGAGTGACATCGCGTTCGCCCATTGTGATGCGCCCATGATGATATTCGTTGCGAATCGCTGAGTGTTTGAGTAAACGCTAGCAGCTCCGCGAGATACATATGCGAGAAGTTCCGCAGCTGTTGGCAAAGCTGAAAGAGTTGTTCCATCGACTGTCGCATTTGCTACGAGGATTCCATTGACATAGGCATTTTGAGCCTTAGCCATCGCCGCCACCATATTTTTCAAGAGCTCGTCATAGAACAAAGGACTCGTCCTCGTCAAAAGCTCAACGGAAAATTTCTGCTGACCGGCGAACTTTTTGACGTCCACGCTCAAGAACTGGCTG